TAAGACTACGACCATCTAGATCAGCATCACGTAAGAACATTTCTAGTTCAAAACTTTCTGTGTTGTTGCCAAAGTCTCTGTCTGGTTCTTCACGGAATAAAAAGCTGTTGTAAACTGAAATAACACTTTGACAGTGATTCTCTAGGGGTGTTGCTCTTAATCTAGCAGCGTATTCTTTGTCAGTTTCAAGTTGATACTTGGTCAAGTGTCCAGCGTTGCGATATTCTTCGCCGCCTACATAACTTTCAAGTAGATACTTCCAAATAGGTTGATAAGTGTCATACAGTTTATTGCCACTGGTTAATGCAGCTATTTCCGTTGCTAGTGTTTCGATTGAATTCATATGTTGTGTCCTTTATGCTAGGGCATGTCCCCAACGTTGTGTTTGTATTAGGTTAGGATCTCTATCTCGTTTGATCGGGAATAGATAATCAATACAGTATGATGCCGCATCAAACATGTGATCCCACTGTCCTTTATCAGGAACTTGCGTTCCTTCTTTATAGCAAAACTTCTCCAAGGACTCTATTGTATATTTACACTTGGCATCAATAAAGAGATGTCTAATGCCGTCAGAACTGCACAGTCTAGCATTGTAACTGTTTATTCTATCACGAACAAGATTGTGTGCCCTTGGTGCTCTTACTTCAAATCCGGCGTTGCGTAGGATTGTAAAATCCGTGGCACCACTCGCTGATGTTTTTCTTTGTTGACCTGCTGGGTCTGGATAGCAGATGATTTGGCTCTTTGGATATCTTCGAGATATTTCTTGTGCCATTTCGGCGGTATTAGAATTAAGCATGTGAACTTCGTCAATTTGATACATCTCCTTACCTTGTTGAACATACACAGCGGCTGTTACAGGACTTGTGTTAAAGTCCATGCCAATGTGCAGTGTTCTTAAATCAGGAGCAGCTAGCGTCTTAATGTTCAGCTCTCTGCTAAAGTTATAGGCCACTGTGCCTTCAAATGTTTCAAATGATGCTTCAAATTCTTGACGATAAGTTCTTGCATCTAGTTCTTGACGAGCAGCAGCTATTTCTTCTTCAGTGACCCATCCACCGTCGATTGTTTTAAACTGCCATGATTTCCAATCATTTAAGTGTTCTTCTTGACAGAATAGATCATAGCTCCAGTTGCCTTTGCCTTTAGGTGTGCCAATAAACATAGCACCACCCTGCTGATCTGCCAAAGCTGGACGAATGACTTCATACCAAAGTTCTGGATCTACCTCTGCCATTTCGTCTATGACGCAGTAAGACAGGCTGGGTCCACGTAGACTATCAGGGTTCTCAGCACCTTTAAGACTAATCGTTGATCCATTCTTTAGTGTAATAGATAGTTCACTTTCGTTCACCTTAGCTGCCCAACGTAGATCTAGCAAGCGTCTTTTTAAGGGCTTCCACACAATCATCTTGGCACTGCGGTAACTGCTGGTAATATAAAATATTTCTTTGTTGGGTATTCTAGCGTGATAACACAGTTGTCTAATAGAGAGAAATGTTTTACCAAAACGCCTTCCCGCTATGACCACCTTAAATCTGTGTGGGTCATTGGCTATTAGTGTTTGTGGGTCACTGAGTTTCATCCGCCCCAGCCTTTATAGATAGCCCACAATATTAGAGCAATAAATGCCACTCCCAAGGGAAAAACTATCAGCATTATTCTACTGAGTCCCAAGGCAATGGTTTCTGATCTTCGTTGTTTGTTGGTGTATCCTGCATTCCCAGCAAGTTCTTCGCCAAGAAGATCTGAACTGCTGCTGAGTTATTTCTGCAGGCATTGTCCAGCATTGCACGCCGTAAAGTGATTCTTACTTCTGCACGACCTTTTAATAAGATATCCGCAAAGTTGTATCTTAAGGTATCTTCTTTAATGCCTAAGAAGTCCGCGATGTCACGATCACTACAGCTGAGTGCTGCTAACTTACGCACATCTTCTGGATCAATGACTTTCTTGTCACGTCCTACACATATGCCTTCATAGGTAGCTTCAACAAGTTCTTTAGGCTTAGGTCCTGTTTTTGCTCGGGCAGTTTCTTGCTCAGGCAGATTCTCATGATCACATGCGCCTAAATCATTAGAGGTGAGATTGTCTTTTGGTTCTTCCATATGTTTATTTAACACATGTCAAAAGAAAGCCCCTTATTATTGGGGCTTTTTGTTTATTTCCAGTAATCGCTCTTCTTTATGTAGGTTCTGCGTTTTCCACCAAATCGTTTGGCACCCTGGCGAATAAACTGTTCATGCCTAGTGATTATTTCACAGTTGTCTTGGCTCCAAGCACCATTAGGATCTTTTCTAGTCAAACAGAGGTCAGTTACCTTACGACCGCGATTTTCCCAAGCCCAATCAGTGTTCCAAAAGTCAAGCCATTGATCAAATGTCATTGTGTGTGCTTCACCGCGATAGGCTGCTTGACTCTTGTGTTTAAGCCAAGCGTAGTATTGCTGATGAGTCTTTTCATCAGGTCCACTTTTCCATATCAATGGATTTTCCCTAGTAGGGGCTTTGGGTGCGTAACTGTGTGCTGCCATAATAATATTTATGTTGATTCAAAAGAAAAGGCCTTAAACTAGGCCCGGCTGTTGAACGATTAGATTTCTTCGTAGCTGCTGCCCAAATCACTTAGTTGTTTACGCAGTCCTTGATGGCTCAGTTGTATTCGCATGATGTCTCCTTCACTAAAACGATCAGGCATACCTTCAGGAGAAACATCAACTAACTGCATTGAGGGATTGATTAACAGTATGTTCTTAACGGCAGCTAGTTGCACAAAATCCTGCCAAGAGATGTCATCACTCACTGGCAAGCTCACAGTTTCTTCCAGCATGAAGCCTTGATCATTCATTAAAGTTAGCGTGTAGTTCATTTAGATCTTTCAATATTTGTTGCCAATGGCGCTGTTCAGCACGAGCTGTTTTGTATTCACAGCTGGCCTGCTGTTTTCTAGCTGCGTAATAATCAATATTGCACTGTATGGCGGCCTTGCTTAACTGCGGTTTTGGATCGCTAGTGCCTCTGCCAGTTCTTTCTGTAGACATTGTATTTCCCATTCTAATAGTTCGATTAGTTGTTCGTTTGTGTATTCAATCATGCTATGGCCGTTTGTTGTTACATCTGTTATTATATTATAATATCTGCACAGTGTCAACGCTGAACATTGCCAAAGTTACCTTATTCTAGTTCTAAACTTTTGTGGTTTTACACGGGGGTGTGGTTTGATGCACAGTGCATACACTGGCTCAAGATTCATTTGTTTCATACGTCTAACCACAGTGGTAAGCCAAATGCCCTGTTGTTCACTCCATTCAGTCAGCGTTTGAGTCTTTCCTCCAATCTTGATTAGAGTATTGCTCATGCGATTGTTTTGACTGAACTTTTGTGTGCTCCATTGGAGATTGCTGGGCTTGTAATCACCATCATTGTCAATGCGTTCCAGCACATCTAGGTAACTGGTTGGCAATCCAATGTTGTTTTCTATCCATTCAGCAAAAGCCCAAAAGTCTCTGCTCCAAGCGGCTTTTAACTTGATGCCACGGCCACCAAACTGATGATATCTAGCACTGTTGGGATTCTCACAGTGATACTTGATCAGTTTATATCTGCCAAATAGGGGGTGTTTTGATTTGTTTTGTGTTTTCATTTTGGTTCCTTAAATATCCATGTTATTGTGTCTGTATTGCCTGATGGTTCTGCTACTAGTTTTCTAGTTTGATTAATGATCAACAGCATTGGACCTAACCGATTGTGCTGTTCTAATGCAATCAGTTTCAAGTCTTGAATAACTAGATTGTGATCTGCATCTACTTGCTTGGCAGTGAACTTACGCACAGCTAGATCATGTTCATGACGCAACTCAGTGCGTAGTTCATCCCATATGCGATTTTCTGCTGTGCGCCAACTGCCAGGGTCATAGTTTCTATAGACCCACGCTGTGTGCTTGACTACGCCTTGGCGCCATTCCAGTTTCAGTTGATTTGGATTGTTATACCACAGTGTTAGTTTGAACTTTTCTGCTTCAAGACCAATCATATTGGTTTGTTCAACATATTCAGAAGCATAAGTTTGTTTTTCTTTTTGTAATGCTACCCAGTTATGGTCGTGTTCTATCATTGCCATGGTCCTTTCTTAGTGCCTGATATAGTTGTGGTTGCAGGATTGCGCCAGCTGACAGTTTTATTATACACGGGGTGTTGACTGTCTACAAAAACAAACTGTTCAACCCATTCTTGTTGTAGAACAGCCAAAGTTATATCCGGTGCATCTTTTACTTGATGCATAACGGCTACACTTTCAGGCAATCGTTCGCTTGGTTGCACTTGTCCTTTTTTATAGCGTTTGGTATAAAGAGGTTTGCCCAACCATATGTTTACTCCATGTCCATATTTGCTGCGTAGATCACTCCAAAGTTCTAGTGCGTCTTGCCAGCCAGGCCAATGTTCGTCATCATGTCCTTTTACTCCATTGATCCATTCTCTGCGTTGTTTGGTCATATGCCAAGTAAAGTATTGCTGTGCTTCTACACCTACTACTTTAAGACTTTGATTTATTCTAACACGCTCTTCTGGGCCTGTCCATTGTCTAATATCAAACTTTACATAATGAACCATTTCTTTTGTTAATCCTGCCATTTCTATTTCCTTTTCTTTTATTTTTGGCGACCAGCGCAACAAATGAATTTCTGTTGACTTTCTGCGAAGCAGATCGCGAAGCGAGGCCAAGAGATCAAAGATCGTTTGATGTTCGCTACTTCAGATGCGAACATCAAACACTGATACTCTATTACTCTTATATTCTAATATACTAATACACTGATACACTAGTATTACGTTCGCGGTTTTTGCGTAGATTTGTGCCATATATTTCTCCTATTGCTGTCACAATATTATTTAGTATAACACCTGTTAACACT